GGGTAGCGAGGGAACGTCAGAATGACCCATTTCCGCATCATCGAATGGGAGACTTACCAGCACTATCGAGACCGTTCGCCGCCTTGGATTAAGTTGCATCGGGACACGCTTGCTAGCCGCACATGGGTAACGGCTAGCGACTCGGAGCGAGTGCTAGCAATTGCTTGCATGCTTCTCGCGGCGCTCCACGACAACAAAATACCGGCAGATCCGGGGTACATCAGGCGAGTTGCGTACTTGCACGAAGATCCGAACCTTCAGCGACTTGCAGATTTGCAATTCATTGAATTTATTGACTCTCAAGGCAACGCGCTAGCGGATGATAGCAAGAAGAAAGCAAAACGTACGAAATGCTTGACCAGAGGAGAGACAGAGACAGAGACAGATAGATCGTCAAACGGCCGAGTGACGGAATTGGTGCCGGGGTTTGCGGACTTCTGGGGCGCCTATCCTCGACACACCGCGAAGCAGGAAGCCATCAAGGCATTCACGAAACTCAAACCGGACGCGGCTCTCCTCGCGTCGATCCTCGCGGCAGTCCATCGCGCCGCTTCGACTCACGACTGGCAGAAGGACGGCGGCAAATTCGTCCCCCACCCGGCGACGTGGTTGAACGGGCGACGGTGGGAGGACGAACCGCCCAGGGCATCCAGTCCTGACGACATTTTCGCGGGGGTCAAATGAACGCCGCCGACGTGCTGCCGCGGTTGCAAGGCGTTCGGAAAATCTCCGGCGGCTGGGTGGCGAAGTGCCCGTCCCATGACGACGGCAGCCCGTCCCTGACGTTGGCAGATCGGGACGATGGCGGGATCTTGCTGCATTGCTTCGCCGGCTGCTCGATTGGCGAGATAACCGGGGCGCTTGGGCTCGAGGTTTCGGATCTGTTCCCGCCCCGCGACTCGTTCGGGGCTCCGCGTCGGTGGAAGCACGCGCCGGCCGATTTGCTTTACACGCTCGGCACTCAAGCCGAAATCCTGCGACTTGCGGCCATTCAGCTCATGGACGGCATCCCGTTGACGGCTGATGACTGTCGGTCCCTGCTGCTCGCGTATCGAAAAATTATCGCGGTACAGGAGGCGTGCCAGTGAGCATTTTTGAAGCCGCCAAAGCACGGGCAGAGCGCACGGAGCAATTCGGCGCGAAGCTGTTGGGCGATTCGTCCGTGGACTGGTCGGCGTGGGAAATGCAGCCTGCAGATCGGGCGAAGGTGAAGCCGGCCCGCGATTACGTCGATCAGGTCATCGACTACTTTGAATCCCCGAACGAAACGCAGGGCGCTTATCTGCCGTGGGGAAAGACGCACGAGCACATTCGGCTACGCTCTCACGAGTTGAGCATATGGGCCGGCGTGAATGGTCACGGCAAGTCGATGCTGCTGTCGGAAGTGATGTTGTGCCTCGCAAAGCAGGGCGAGCGGATATGCATTGCGTCGCTTGAAATGAAGCCCATTGCGACGCTTGCTCGCATGGCCCGTCAGGCACTCGCGACGAGCGATCCAAGCCCGTCCGAAATCCGCAATTTCGCCGCGATGATGAATGGGCATTTGTGGCTGTACGACCAGCAAGGGACGGTCAAATTCGACCGCATGCTGGCCGTGCTGCGTTATTGCCGCGAGGAATTGAAAGTAGGGCATTTTGTGATTGATTCGCTGATGAAGTGCGGGATTGATTCGGACGACTACAACGCGCAAAAGCGGTTCGTCGATTGCCTGAGCACTTACGCCAAGGACAGCGGCGTGCATGTGCATCTTGTGGCGCACAGCCGCAAGCGCGAGAACGAAAAAACCATCATGGACAAGTTCGACGTGAAGGGCGCGAGCGAACTCACCGACATGGCGGATAACGTGTTCACGGTGTGGCGTAACAAGCCGAAAGAGCAGGCCATCGAAGCGGACGAGCACGCGGCTATCGAACTCGCCAGTAAGCCCGATGCAATTCTGATTTGCGACAAACAGCGCAACGGCGATTGGGAAGGGCGGATCGGACTGTGGTTCAACAAACCGAGTCTGCAATACCTCGCGAAGCCCAGCGTCCCGCCTATTGATTTCATGAAATGGGAATTGGGGGGATGGGAATGAAATGGACCCTTTCCCGCTGCCGCCGCAAGTACCTGTCGGCCCGCTATGAAGTCGCGCCCATGAACGGCGGCTGGCGCGCTTGCTGGAATCCCGTCATGGCGCCCATGGTGAATGCCGGCATGCACAACGGGGGCAGATTTGCACTCGGTTGGTTCCGTGAGCTTGCAGCGGCTAAGGCGGCATGTGCTGAGCATGCGAAGGGCATGGCATGCAATTCCGCCGCGTAACGCACGACACCATGCGCAGCGATACCCATGAACTCTGGCGCTATGAGGCACACGACGAGCCCGTGCGTTACATCCTGTCGCGTCTGGTGCGCGGCAAGCGGGAAATCCTGTGGAACTACAGCACAGCCGACGAAGCGAAAGCAGCGGCGGAAGTGGATTTAACGAGGAAAATATGACTAAGCCAATAGTTATTTATCACGGCAACTGCGCTGATGGATTTGGAGCGGCGTGGGTGTTCAATCGGTTCGGGAATTGTGAGTATTTTTTCCATGCTGGCGTTTATCAGAATGCGCCTCCTGATGTTGAGGGGAGAGACGTGTATCTGGTTGATTTCAGCTACAAGCGTGCAATCGTCGAAGAAATGCGCGAAAAAGCTTGCCGAATTGTTTTAATCGATCATCACAAAACCGCTATTGATGATCTTGCTCCGCTAATTGATGCCGGAGCTATCGAAAGCTTGGTAAGCCTTGAGCATTCTGGCGCCATGCTCGCATGGCGATGGCTTCGTGGGAGTGAGGAGCCGCCGCAACTAATTAAGCATATCGAGGACCGTGACCTGTGGCGGTTCGCTCTGCCGTTGACTCGTGAAATTCAAGCGTGCGTATTTTCGCATCCCTATGACTTTGATGTATGGGACGCGCTCATGGAAGCCGGGCCGGAAGAGCTTGCTAGCATGGCTCGCGAAGGCGCGGCAATTGAGCGTAAGCATCACAAAGATATTGCCGAGCTTGTTGGCGTTGTGACGCGGGATATGGAAATCGGCGGACATAAAGTTCCTGTCGCGAATCTTCCTTATACGTTGACGAGTGACGCCGGCCACTTGCTTGCGCGAGGCCGTCCGTTTGCGGCGTGCTATTGGGACACGCCGAGTGGGCGCGTGTTTTCTCTTCGGAGCACGGACGACGGGCTGGATGTTTCCGAGATTGCAAAACAATACGGCGGCGGAGGTCATCGCAACGCGTCGGGCTTCCGTGTGCCTTATGGGCATGCGTTAACAGCATGAACTACCGCAACCCCAAGCTAACCCGCCTCGCTAACGGCGCCCCATGCGTGCTGTGCGGCTCTGTAGGCACGACGGTATGGGCGCATAGCAACGCAGGCAGGCACGGTAAGGGGATGGGCATAAAAGCGCATGACTGCTATGGAGCGCTGCTTTGTGCTCACCACCACAACTGGTACGACAGCGGCTCAAGCGATAGGGCGGTAAAGCTCGAAATGTTCCGTGAGGCGATGGAGAAAACAACGCTGTATCTGTGGAAGGAAGGGCTAATCCGTGTTGCTTGAGAAAGTCTACAGGCTCGATGCGTGTCCGGACTGTGGCGCCTGGCTGAACAAACGCAGCGATCCGCAGAATGCGAAGCTGCACGCCATGATTTCCGACATTGCCGCACAGAAGGAATGGGCCGGACAGAAACTCACTATCGAGGAATGGAAGCGCCTGCTAGTCGCGGCATTCGAGCGCGCGCAGCAGCGACCGGCAAAGTTCTTCCCCGCACTAGACGGGCAAGGCTTTGACGTGGTTTACAAGCGCACTTCGAGGATGGGGAAGCAGGAAATGGTCGACCTGATTAGCTACGTCGAATACTGGGCAACAGACAACGGCGTGGAGTTGGCGGCATGAACGCAGAAGATATTTGCCCCGGCCTGACTCCGCGCGAGCTGGAGCGGATTATGGCGACTCGCTCGTGGCGTCAGCGGGCGTGGGATTTGGGTGTCACGTCGCAGCAGTTGCGCGCACTGTGTGCCCGGTGGGGCATTGAGGCGCCGCCTTGCAAAAAGCCCGGCCCGACGCCCGCGCCGCGACTCCCGATTAGCGAAAGCAACCGAATCATCGACGCGGCTTATAAGTTTTTCGGATCGCCGCGTGAAGTGTGTCTGTGCCTGGGGACGTATCGCGAGCGGCTGTACGACTATCGCCGCCGCGGGCTAAACGTCGAGACGGCAAAACGGTGGCAGGCGGAATGGCCGGGAATGTTCGAGTGAGACGCGCCGCGAAAATCGACGCTAACCAGCCTGAGATCGTCAAGGCGCTGCGCGAGGCCGGGGCCGCTGTGACATCCCTAGCCGCAGTCGGGCAAGGCGTCTGCGACCTCCTGGTGACGTTCAGAGGGCAGACGTACCTCGTCGAAGTGAAAGACGGCGCAAAGCCGCCTTCGCAGCGCCAATTGACGCCAGACCAAATCAAGTGGCACGGCGAGCAGCGAACGAAAGTCCATGTCGTGCACAACGTCGATCAGGCGCTTGCCGTGATCGGCGCCGTGCGTGACGTGCGCTCCGCCGGCCTCGACCTCGTATGACCGACACCTAAACGGAGGCGACATGGAACCGACGAAGTGTTGCACAGCATGCGGACACCCGCTGATGAAGCGGTCCACCCCGTTTGTCGATATGCGCGACTTGCGCTGTGCGACGTGCGGCGGATTCGGGCTCAGGAAGCCGGACGAGGAGCCCGCCACGCTGCGCGCGGTGCTGTGCTCGCTCGTGTGGTGGGCCGTTGTTGTGGTGGCCGTGGCGCTGTTGGCGTTTGCGATGGCGCCGCCCGCGCTGAAAGCGGACGAGCTGCCCCGTTGGGCCGCCGTGAAGTGGGACAAAGGCATTCCGCTGATGGCGGATTACGGCGTGCCGCAAAGTAAGGGCGAGTGCGAGACGTTCGTGAGCCGGCGTAATGCGGCGTACAGCCATGCGGGCGTTAGTGCGCGGTGGACTTGTCGGGATATGTGGGCGGATTTGGGGAGGGAGACGTGATGGCGGCGAAAAAACCGAAAGCAACAAATGGGATGGTCTGCGACCCCGCAGCGGCGCGAGCAGAGGCGCATCGCATCAAAACGGATGCGTCGATCGCGGGGCTGCACCAAACAACCCTCGGCATGCGCAGCGAGTTGGACGGCTTGCACCGCATGCGCATCGATGTCGAGGACTTCTTTGCGCTCGGCTTCTGGCGCCGCCTCCGTTGGCTGTTGACGGGCCGATGATGCTTGCTATGCACATCGAGCCCGAGATCATTGCCGTGCGCGTGCATCCGGGCTTCTGGCCGGCGGTTATCGATTCACTCGTGCGGGCGGGGATGACGCATGCCGAAGTCGCGAGGCGGCTCAAGGTGCCGCGCGTGACCGTGTTCCGCTGGTATCACGAAGAAGCACAGCCTAATTTCGTCAACGGTGTTGCTTTGATACAACTATCCCGCCGCGAAGGCATCAGCGTTACGGACAAGTAACCGCCTCAAGCGTAAACCGCGTGGCATGGGAAGCCCTGCCACGACATCGCCAGTTAAGCGCCGCGAGGGCGCTCCAGTCGGAAACAAGAACGCCGCGAAGGGCACTTGGTTCCGCGACATTCTGCGCAAGGCGCTTGAGGAAGAGGACCGCGCCACCCGCAAAAAGAACATTGAAGCGGTTGCGCTCAAGCTCATCGAGGTCGCGCTCGAGGGCGATGTCGCGGCCATCCGAGAGATTGCCGATCGCATAGACGGCAAAGCAAAGCAGCCCATCACAGGCGAGGACGGCCAGCCGCTTGTCCTGCAGTTCACTGTCTCTCGCTCGATTTTCGATGGACTTTAAGTGGACCGCGCGACAGATGCAGGGATTCGAAACCCTGGCATCGGCTCCCGAGGTAATGCTGTTCGGCGGCTCGCGTAGCGGCAAAACCTTCCTAACTCTGGCGGCTATCGTGATGCGGGCGCTCAAGTCGCCGGGCTCGCGACATGCCGTGATGCGCTTCGCGTTCAACCATCTCCGCGCGTCCATCATCGCGGACACTTGGCCGAAGGTGCTTGACCTCGTGTTCCCTGGGCTGGCGGGCAAGTTCCGGCTCAACAAGTCGGACTGGTACGCCAAGCTCGACGACAACGGCGCGGAAGTCTGGTTCGGTGGGCTCGATGACTCCGACCGGACGGAAAAGATCCTCGGTCAAGAGCACGCGACGATCTACCTGAACGAGTGCAGTCAGATCCCGTACTCGTCGCGCCTGCTCGCGCAAACCCGCCTCGCGCAGAACGTGTCGTTTACCGACGAGTCAGGCGAGCGCCATCCGTTGCCGTTGCGCATGTGGTACGACTGCAACCCGCCGTCCGACGCGCATTGGTCGCACGCGCTGTTCGTCAAAGGCATCGATCCAGAGACGCGCAAAGGCATAGACCGCTCGCAGTACGCCTCACTGCAGATGAACCCGCGCGATAACCTCGCGAATCTGCCCAAGGACTATCTGCGCACGCTTGAGGGCATGCCGGCGCGCATGCGTAAGCGCTTCCTTGATGGCGAATTCGGTAGCTCGCAAGAGGGCGCCCTATGGCCCCTCGAAATCATCGACCGCAATCGTGTGGACGCTTTGCCCGACTTGCAGCGCGTGGTGATTGGCGTGGACCCGTCCGGGGCTGGCGATACCGATAACACGGATAACGACGAAATCGGCGTAGTGGTCGCCGGCCTTGGCACGGACGGCCGCGCGTATGTGCTCGAGGACTGCACGCTGAAGGCTGGCCCCGGCACTTGGGGCCGCGTTGTCGGCACAGCGTTCGACCGTCACGCGGCGGATGTGGTGTGCGGAGAATCCAATTTTGGCGGCGAGATGGTGAAGTTCACCATTCAGACCGCGCGCCCCGGAACGCCCTACAAAAAGGTCGTCGCTTCCCGCGGCAAGGTGCTCCGCGCCGAGCCTGTAAGCGCGCTTTACGAGACCGGCAAGGTCCGTCACTGCGGCACGTTCACGCAGTTGGAGGACGAAATGTGCGCCATGACGACGCGCGGCTTTACGGGCGAGGGCAGCCCTAACCGCGTGGATGCGCTCGTGATTGCGCTGACTGAACTCTTCCCAGCCGTGACGCGCGCCGAAAGGCCGCTGCGTAAGACCCCGAATCACGTCCCGACCTACCGCGGCGAAGCCGCATGGATGGCGTAATGAGCACGATCAGCGAAGCCTTGGAACTGTTCCGCCAGCTAGGCGAGGACGAAGCGCACAACCGGCAGCAGTACCTGAAGGCGACGCGCTTTTTCAACGGCGAACAGTGGCCGGAAGCGTTGCTCAGGACGCGCGAGACCGATCCGAACGGTGCGCGCCCGTGCTTGACCGTCAACGTCCTGCCGCATTACTGCAAGCAGGTTACGAACGAGATGCGGCGCAATCGGCCGTCGATCCGCGTGCTGCCGGTGGACGATGGCGCGGACATCGAAACGGCGCGCGTGCTGCAAGGGATCGTCCGCCACATTGAAAACCGCTCAGATGCGGATGTCGTCTATGGCACAGGCGGGCGCACGGCCGTCATTGGCGGCCTCGGTTACTGGCGCATTGCGACGCGCTACCTGGACGAAGAGTATGGCTTGCAGGAGATTTGCCTTGACCGCATCACGAACCCCCTGAGCGTCTACATGAGCCGCTGCGACTGCCCGGCGGGGAGTGACGCGCTTGATGTGTTCGTGAGCGAAATGATCTCCAAGGACGAATACAAGCGCCTCTACGGAAAAGCGCCGCCGACGAGCGTGCCGGCTGAGCTGGGCGACAATAATTGGCTCGACGATGACTATGTGCGCGTCGCCGAGTGGTATCACGTTGACATCACCGAGCACGCGACGCTCGTCCTGCCGAATGGACGCCGCCTCAAGAAAGCGGACGCGAAGAAATACGCAGATCAGGTCGGCAAGCTTGAAAACTACCGCGACGACGGCCCGCCCATCCGCGAACGCAAGATCAAATGGAAAAAGCTCAACGGCGTGGAAATCCTGAAAGAGCAGGATCTAGACGGCCGTTACATCCCGATCGTCCGCGTCATCGGGCAAGAGTGCGACATCGAGGGCAAGCGGTATTACTTTGGCATGGTGCGCGATGCCATTGACCCGCAGCGCATGCGCAATTACTGGCGCTCGTGCGAAACGGAGATGATTGCCCTTGCGCCGAAAGCGCCGTTCGTCGGCGTGGCGGGCGCGTTCGATGGCTTCGAGAATCGATGGGGAAGCGCGAACACGCAGAACATTCCCTACCTCGAATATAACGCCGTCGATGTCAATGGCGTGCCCGCGCCGATGCCGCAGCGCCAGCCCGCGGCGCCTATCCCGACTGCAATGGTGCAGGCCGCGGCGAACGCGGACATCGACATCAAGGCTGCAACGGGCATATTCGGCGCCGCACTGGGCGAGCCGACCGCGGAGAAGTCTGGCCGCGCTATCGAGGCGCGCAAGATTGAATCGGACATTTCCACTTACGACTACATCGACAATCTTTCGATCAGCATTCGCCACACCGGGCGGATCATCGTGGACCTCATCCCGCACGTATACGACACGCCGCGTGTTCAGCGCATCTTAGGCGAGGACGGGTCCCCGCAGATGGTGCAGCTTCAGCCCGGCATGGGGCGCGCGTCCGCCGAATCGCCCGACAAGAACATCGCCGGCATTTACGACCCCGGAGTGGGGCGCTATGACGTGGAGATCACGGTCGGGCCGTCCTTCACGACGAAGCGCGAAGCGGCCGTGGAGGCGATGTCGCAAGTGCTGCAGGGCAATCCGCAGTTGTGGCAGGCGATCGGGGATCTGTTCGTCAAAAACATGGACTGGCCCGGCGCGGACGAAATCAGCGAGCGATTGCACAAGATGGTTCCGCCCGCGCTGCTCGACGATGAAGAGCAGCAGCAGGAAGAGCACAACCCGCAAGACATGCAGATGATTCAGCAGCTCGACCACACCGTGCAGCAGATGACAGCCGAACTCGAAAAGGCGCAGACGGACGTGCAGAGCAAGCGGGACGCCATCATCAAGGCCGAGAACGAAGCCAAGCGGCTCGAGATCGAAGAGTACAAGGCGCAGACCGAGCGCATGAACGTCATTGCCACCAATCCGCAAATCTTGCAAATCATGGCGCCGCTCGTCGGGGGCGTGAATCCGTTCAGCGAGTTTCCGCCGTCCGTCGATGGCATGGGCGAGAACGAGAGTTACGAACAAGTAACGCCGGGCGGCGTATACAACGATTCACCGGGATAACCGGGCTTTCTAGCGACTGTCGGGAGATAGACGCATGTCCGAGGCCGAAAGCCTCCTGAATCCGGTAGCGGCGCCGGACATCAATGCCGCGGCGGCCCCTGTTGTTACGGAGCAGCAGGAAGAGCCTGAATCCAAGCCGGAACGCACGTTCACCCAGCAAGAGCTAGACGAGGCAATCGAAAAGCGACTTGCCCGTGAGCGTCGCAAGCTCGAACGAATCGAGCGACAGCGGGAAATCGAAGAGGCCGAGCGACGCGGGCGCGAAAGTGCTACGCGGCAGACGCAACAGCCTGCCAACGATGGACCGCCGAAGCGCGAGGACTTCGACAGCCTCGAGGATTACATCGAGGCAAGAGCGGACTGGAAAGTCGAGTCAAAGCTTGCCGAAACGCGGCGCAAAGAGGCTGAAGAGGCCACGCAGCGCGATCACCGGAAGCGGATAGACGACACCGAGCGGACATGGGCGGAGCGCGTCGAGAAGGCGCAGGACGCTTACCCCGATTTCGAGGATGTCGTCGTGAACAACCGCGATCTCGTGATCTCCGATGCGATGGCAATCGCCATCAAGAGCACCGAGCACGGCATCGATCTCGCGTATCAGTTGGGAAAGAACCCCGACGAAGCCGCGCGGATCGCGAAACTCGACCCGGTCGCGCAGGTTTTCGAGCTTGGGCGCTTAGCCGCCTCCACCGCGAAGCCTGCCGAACGTCCAGTCAGCAAAGCGGCACCGCCTGTTGAGCCGGTGCGCGGTCAGTCTCGAAGCGAGCGATCGATCTACGACGCCGACGAGATGACGACCGAGCAGTGGATCAAGATGCGGAACAAACAGATCGGCAGATAGGCACGCCGGGAGGCGTCCCGAGGTTCCGTAAATGGCTAATCAATTTCTCACGATGACGATGATCACGAATGAAGCATCGCGCATCCTCGAAAACCAGCTTTCTTTCTCCAAGTACGTCAATCGCCAGTACGATGATCGCTTCGCCGTCAGCGGCGCGAAAATCGGTGACACGCTGCAGCTCCGCAAGCCGCCCCGGTATGTGGGCCGCTCCGGCGCCGCGCTGAGCACGGAAGATTCGATCGATACCAAGGTGAACCTGCAGATCGGCGGCAACGCGACTGCGTGGTATCAGTTTGGCGAGCAGTTCGGCGTTGATATCACCTTCACGACCGCGGATCTGACGCTGTCGATGGATGAGTTTTCGTCCCGCTACCTGAAGCCCGCGATGGCGCGCGTTGCAAACCGCGTCGATGAAAAGGGCCTGTCGCTCTACAAGGCGATTGCGAACAGCGTCGGCACGCCGGGCACGACTCCTTCGACTGCGCTGACGTGGCTGCAGGCGGGCGTAAAGCTCGACGAGAATGCGGCGCTGCGAGATGACGAGCGTTATGTGGTGATGAACCCCGACGCGCAGGCGTACACGGTGGACGGTCTGAAAGGGCTGTTCCAGCAGTCGAACCTCATCGGTGAACAGTATTCCATGGGCGTCATGGGCAAGGGCCTTGGCTACACGATGTCGATGGACCAGAACATTCAGACGCAGACCGTGGGCCCGCTGGGCGGCACGCCGCTCGTGAATGGCGCCGGCCAGGGTGCTGCGAGCACCACGACCGATCCGTGGACCTCGACGACTTCGCTGATCACCGACGGCTGGACCGCGGCTGCGGCGTCCCGTCTCAAAGCGGGCGACGTGATCACGATCGGCACCGTGGCGTCGGGCTGCCTGGGCGTCAATCCAGTCTCCAAGGTGAGCACGGGCAAACTGCAGCAGTTCGTCGTGACGGCCGATGCGTCGTCCGACGCGGGCGGCAACCTGACGGCGGTCATCTCGCCCGCCATCATCACCGCCGGTCCTTATCAGACCGTTTCGCAGGCCCCGCCGGATAATGCGGCGATCAC